TGGGGGCCGATGCGATACCGTGGGACCGTTTACCGCATTTGCCTGCCTTTGGCGGCCTCGACCTTGCAAGTACGCAAGACCTTACGGCGTTCGCTTTGTTGTTTCGTGATGATGACCACGATTGTTTTTACCTCATCGTTCACCAGTTCGTGAACCAGGAAAAAGCACAAAGCAAGAAACTGAGCGCAGGCATAGATTATTTACGATTTGCGAAAGAAGGACACATCACCGTGACGCCTGGAAACGTCACCGATTTTCGATACGTCAAGGATTACATAGTTGAGCAATGCGCCAAATACGACGTGCGGTCTATTGGTTATGATCCGCGATTCAGCACGTATATCGTCAGCGAGTTAATCCAGGACGATATAGAAATGCACCCGATGGCGCAAAACATTACGACCATGAACGGCCCGACCAAGGAATTCGAAATGCAAATGATGAAAGGCAATATCATTCACGGCGGCAACGAAGTCCTGCGCTGGCAGATGGGATGCGCTGTAGTGTATACCGACGTCAATGAAAACAAGCGCGTAACGAAGGAAAAGCACGAAAGCAAGAAGGTTGACGGCGTAATTGCGTCGATTATTGCCATGAACGAATACGGCCACTACAAAACCAACGGAGCGAGTGACACGATCTTCGACATAATTTCGCTTTCGTAAATTGCGACCAATATGGCAACACTTCGCGACAGATTAGGCGCATTATTGCGCTACCGAGTCGGTAAATACGACAGCCAAGCAATTCCAAACGAGCTTGGTATTTTTGGGCACACGGTAAGCGGCGCGAATATCAACGAAACCACGGCGCTCACCATTTCGACCGTATACGCTTGCACGTACAAAATTGCATCGACGGTTGCCAGTTTGGGCCTTGAAGTGTACGAAAAGAGCGGCAGGGAAATACAGCCCGCCAACGTTCACCCAGCTTACGACGTTATCAAACACCGCCCGAACGAATATCAAACGGCTTACGAATTTTGGGAAACCATTGTAAGCATGGCCGTTCTGCACGGGTGCGGATATGCGCTAATCGAGCGCGATAATCGCGGATACGTTACCAACCTTATCGGCCTCGATTACTACGACGTAGACCGCAAATTTGTCAATGGTCAACCCGTCTTTAGCGTCAAGAATGTAGGCATGGTTCAGGCTGAAAATATGCTTGAAATCTGCAATTTGCAGCGCAAAAGCCCGATCCGTTTGCACCGTGAAAACCTTGGTTTAGCGAAAGCAGCCGAGGAATTTGGCGCGGAATATTTCGGCAGCGGCGGACAAATGACGGGCATTTTATCCAGCGATCAGCCTCTGAAAAAGGAACAAATGGACATAATCCAGGGCAGTTGGAACAGCGCGGCGCGTCAAGCTGGCACCAAGCTGCTGCCGTTTGGGTTCAAATATTCGCGCATTTCCATCAGCCCCGACGAAGCGCAATTCATCGAAACGCGCAAGTTCCAAGCGGAAGAAATTTGCCGCATTTTCAGCGTACCGCCGACGCTGGTGCAGCTGGAATCGCAGACGACTTACAACAACGTCGAGCAGCAAAACCTACAATTTGCACGGCACACGATTTCACCGTGGGCCAAACGCATCGAACAGGAGATTGATCGCAAGCTGATCCAATCACGCGAGCGGCCACAGATTTACAGCAAATTTTTGCTCAATGATTTGTACCGTGGCGATATGCAAAGCCGTGCGAGTTTCTACACGCAGATGCTTCAAAACGGCGTTTTAAATATTAACGAAGTCCGAGAACGGGAAGACCTGAACCCCACCGACGGCGGCGATACGCACGTAGTGCAGGTCAATCAAATCGCGCTTGACAAGTTGGGCGCTTATTCGGACAAACTAACAGAAAGTAATGGAACAGAATGATGACAAGCGCATTGAAGAACTGCGCAGCCAATACGGCGAGAACGTAGAACTGCGCACGGCAGAAGTACGCGCAGCAGGTGACGATACGTTGGTAGTTGAGGGCTACGCCAGCAACTTCGATGTAGAGTATGATTTAGGATATTTCAAAGAATCCGTATCGCGCGGCGCCTTCGATGAGGTATTAAACGATGATGTGCGCTTTTTGCTCAATCATACGGGCGCGCCATTGGCACGGACCACGAACGGCACACTGGAATTAAGCGTTGACGAAACTGGCTTAAAGTACCGCGCGGCACTTGCTGACACGCAGGACGGGCGCGACCTTTACAAGCTCATTAAGCGCGGCGACATCACACAGAGTTCGTTTGCCTTTACCATCGACAAAGACGAATGGAGCGAGGACCGCAGCACGCGGACCATCACCAAAATTGGCCGATTGTTGGACACGTCAGCCGTGACGTATCCAGCATCACCAAGTACGACAGTAGCAGCGCGAAACATGGCAGCGGCGGCGCAGGAAGCGGCGGCATTGAATGACGAACAGGAAACGCAGGAACCCGTACAGGAGGAGCGCGCAGAGCCTGAAACTATAAAAACCGAAGCGCGTAACTTTACGCAGAAATCAGAGAACAATTTTTCAAATATGACACTTAACGATCTAAAAGGCCAACGTTCCGCGTATTACGAGGAGTTCGTAGGCATCGGACAAAAAGCGGATGCAGAAGGCCGCTCATTGACAGAAGCAGAGCAGGAGCGATGCGACAAGCTCGACAACATGATTGGCGACCTTGACGTAAAGATTAAGCACAAGACGCGCGAGCAGGAAATGGTTGCACGCATGGCGCAAAGCGGAAACGTAACGACTTCAGAGAAGCGAGAAATCGAGCGCGTAAACGGCGCGTTTTCTTTGTCGCGTGCTGTTGCACAAATCGCCAGCGGTCGCAGCTTGGAAGGTGCTGAGGCTGAGTGGGCTTCTGAAGCTCACAAAGAAGCACGTTCACAAGGCTTGCAGATGGCTGGACAAATCGCCATCCCAACCGTGGCATTGCGTGCTGGTGCTGCTGACAACTTCCAAGCAGGAAGCGGCGACGGTTCAGGATTCGTACCAACTGTTGTGCCTGCTGCCATCGAAGCTTTGCGAGCGCCAACCGTTATTGAAGGACTAGGCACAACCGTTATCCGTAACGCAACAGGCAACTTGAAGTTCCCACGAGTAAGCGTAAAAGCGGCAGGAACAGGCGCAACCGAGGTTGAAGCGAACACAGCTTCAGGCATGGAGATGGATGAACTTTCATTGACTCCACAACGCGTATCTGCCAAGACCGTTTACAGCAAGCAATTGGTTTTGCAGGGCGGTGCTGAGGTAGACGCGTTGATTGCTGGCGAATTGTCAGCAGCCATGAACGCGTACATCGATGACGCTTGTTTTGATACCATCTTGGCGTCTTCTGCCATTAACGTATCTACGTCAGGCGATACCGCTTTGAATGCTGCTTTGGCATTCAAAATGGAAGCCGAAGTATTGGCAGACGGCGGCAACTTGGCGGGCGGCGTTTACGTTATGTCACCACTTGCTTATGAATTGTCAAAAGCTGAGGCAGCTGTATCTTCAGTTTCTGCTTTGTGGGAAAACGGCCAGTTTAACGGCTTCCGTGCGGTTGCAACGCCTTACTTGGTGAACGGCGTATTGGCTGACACCAGCACGGCTGCAGGTCAAATGTTGTTCGGCAACTTCGCTCAGGGCGGAATCTTGGCTTACTTCGGTGGCCTCGATTTGTTGGTTGACCCATACAGCGCAGCGGGCAACGCGCAAATCGCTTTGCACGTAAACCGTTTCTTTGACTTTGACGTACGTCAACCAGGAGCGTTGGCAAAAGCTACGCAGCTGACATAATCAGCATCGTGATAATTTGGGAAAGGGGCGGCTTCGGTCGCCTCTTTTTTTTGTCCTTATTTTTACGACATGATGACCGTGGAAATAACAGGCACGCCGACGCTCGACAGCGTTATAACGGTTGCCGATTTAAAGAGCCATTTGCGTGTTGACCACAGCGACGAGGACACGCTAATTGAAGCTTTGCGAGATACCGCCATTGCGTGGATCGAGGACTATTGCAATACGC